CCTTTCCATTCCCAACATTCATCTTCACCACGCTTATCAATTTTGCTCCAAAGAACTTCAGGAGTGTTTGCTGGTCTGCCTGGTTCTCCTACTTCTCTACCAATTTTTCTTGCATAAGCTTCGTTGTCTTTAAATCTTTTTATTGCTTTGTTTACTTCTAATTTCTCTGCTTTTAATTCTGCTAGTGTTTTCATGATAAGACTCCTTTATAAGAATCTTTATTATATCACACTAGCGGACAAACCCTCTACCTAAAGAAACCCCCACTAAGTATCCAACCTGCATCTTTTGCTCTGCCAACAAGCATAGAGTCTGGATAACCAGCAGCAGCTATTGGTCGCATATTGTTGCGTTTAATAGTTGATTTTGATTGAGCTGCATAAGCATTAATCATGCCAATTTGTGTTGCAGAAGCTTTGCCATACATAGGCATTAAGCGTTCAGCTAAATTCCATCTAAGAGCCATTGAATAGCCTTGTGGAAGCACAATATCGTCATACAAAGTTTCATAGTTGCTAAAAATGGTAGATGAGAACATATGCATCTCACCTTGGCTTGGATTAGGCCATACAAATACATTACCAGTATCCGCATTAGGATTGTAATAAAGAGCTTTAGGCCAAGGGCCATTTAAAGTCTTTAAGCCAATTTGATTGTAATTATCCAAAGACAAAACAGCTACTTGGTAATCTAAACCACCATTAGGCACAGCTTGTCCATTTGACTGAGTGTTTACCCTTACATAAGCTTGATCAATAAACAATGGTTTTTGATAATAAGCAGTAATTAGTTGAGAAGCTACTGGAGTTGGATAAGTAATGTTTAAGCGATAAGTACCAACTTCATTGACTTGACCACCAGCACCAGTAATAAATTCAACAATTTTAGTGCCAGCAATAATTCCTGTGCCTTTAAGAGTTTGTCCTTGGGCTACCGCACCAGTTGTAAGACCAGTTACAGTCAAAACATTTCCTGTAATTGAGCCTGTAAATGATGCGCCAATGTAGTTTGCAGTTGATGGATTAGGGCCAATAGTGTATTGAACTTGGCCAGAAATTAAAGGAAATATGATTTCTGTAGTATTAAACACCATCATATCTTCATTTGACCATTGATCAATCAGGTCATTAAGCATATCAAAAGCATCTTGAGCAGAATCAGCCGTTGGAACTTCTCCAGCTTCTAATGCGCCAATATCTTTTAATGCCCTACTAATAATGTCGATAGGTTTTGTCATTGAGTAAACTCCACAATATCTCCAACATTTAAACCGCTAATAAATGTAATGGTTGAGGTATTTGTTTCATTGTAATTTAACGTATTAACTTGCTTTGATCCATTTACAAAAACATACAAAGAATTTGATCCCAACAAATAAGTAAATGGTACTGTGNAAACAGTTTGACCTTGAGTCGCTGTTATATATNCTTCTTGACCAGNAGAAGGAAGTCCTTGCAAGTTATCCATGCTCCAAATTTGAACAAAAGCAGCAGTTTGCAATACAAATTTATATGAAACACCGCTTNAAAGCCATATTTCACTTGGAGGTCTGCCAGCAGAATTTAATACNATAGGATTGGAATTTTGAATAGTTCCAGATGCAGATGTATAAGTAGCTTGCGGAGTGGATGTTCCTGCCAAATAGGTGTAAATAAGCCCACCNGACAAAGGAACTCCNTCATTATCNAAAAATTGCCATCCTGCGCCACCAATAGGTGAAAGNTTAACTGCCATATAAGCTCCTAATTAGGGGTAAAGACTTGAGGCAACCAAGGCGCAACAACAGTATCTTGCTTATTAAGCTCATTTAACTGTTCTTCTAACCTAGATTTTATAAGGTTTATGCCATCTTTCATAGTTTCTTGTTCAATCCAAGAAGCTACCATTTCTTCTGTAACTTCAAGAAAAGGTATTTTTAAAGTTGGATTAACAAACCACCAATTTCCTTCAGTTTCGACAATTTTATTGTCATCAGAAATCTCTACTTTGTATTTGGCATGAGTAATCAAGCCATCAATGGCTGATATATCAAGAATTGACCATTTATAGTTCATGATTTTTTTTGTTCTTTATGGTTCATTTTATTATTATGATGCCGTAGTTACTGCTGTCCAACCTGTAGTTCCATTGGTATTTACATACATCCTAGTACTTGTGGAGTTTCCATCAGAACGCATATATAAAGAACCTTGAGCAGCAGATAATGTCGGTACTCCACTACCATAAAATATACCAAAATAATTAATGGTATTTCCTGCAAAAGTAAGCCCATAATTTTGATTTCCACCAGCTCCAATAGGATTGTTTGTGGATAAATTTGCTTGTCCATATAAATTTATCTGTTGATACATTTGCGATAAATGTTGGATGACATTAGTTCCACCAGGACTAGCTGCTTGCGTATTTACAAAAGTTTGTAACTTAGGGCTAAATATTAACGCCGAATCATTAGGGGATGAATTTCCAGCAATTGTAGAACGTAATAATGTAAATACACTAACAGTTTCATCAGTTAATCCAATCATATATTGGGAAGCTGTCCAACCAACTGTATAAAACTGATTATTAATAATTTTAGTGCCATTAATACCATTAGCAGCTATATTTTTAGTTTCATACGTACCTAAACTATTAAAGTAATTAGTATCTATAGAAGTAAAACTAAATGTACCTAAAATGCTTGATCCTGCATAAGTAGTAGCATTATTTTCAAAATAACAATTAGAAATAGTTACCCCTGTAGCATTGACTAAGGTAATACCATTTCGATAATTACCAGCTATTTGAAAGCCATAAAAAGCTATTTTGTTACCTAGTTGGCATCTAATACCATCATAACAACCAGCAGATACGCCACCAAAAAATTGACATTCATTTGCACCATCACCAGGTATATCGCCATCTAAATAAATACCAGCTAATCCTGCGGCGTAAGTAGCGCAATAATAAGCAAAAATATTGTACCCAAAACCACCATATGAGTTATAAAAATAAAAACCATTATTAGCACATCTAATAACTTGTACGTTATACAGAGTCCAAAAAGCACAATAGATAGATAAACCTGTATTGTTTTGTGAACTACCATTAATACATAAATCAGATATAACGCAATAAAAAGCTGGGGTAGCTAAAGTACCCATTGAAACAATAGAACCACTAGTCATTGAAGAAGTGATTTTTGAAGATGCCATTCCTTCACCTTTTAGGCTTACATAACTAGGAACAACAATAGTTGAACTAACTTTATAAGTACCAGCAGGGAAAAAAACAGCAGCACCGCTTACGCCAGCAGGGTTATCGCCAGGACTAGCAGGAGGTGTTGGTGCTACAGAATCAATAGCTGCTTGAATAGCAGCCGTATCATCAGTAGTACCATCTCCTTTTGCACCAAAGTCTTTAACCGAAACTATTTCACCTAATTTTTCGTTAATAGGTCTATTTACCGCTCCTGCTGGCGTAGTTCCACCATTTTTAAAATCAAATTTTGGAATTAAAGTAGTCATACATAAAATCCTTTAAGGATGAGAAGCAACATAAGCTTCAAATTTAGTGTTTAATTCTTGAATTGTTTTTAATGCGTTTTTTAATGACATAACTGTAACTGCTAAAACTGACCTGTCATAGTAGCCCCAAGGCTTACCTTCTTCAGGTATTGGTGCGGCTTCAGAACCAATAGCATTGTTAACATTTTGAGCATAAAAACCTAATTGCCTATCTTTGCCAAAAATAGACGCTTTTTCTTCATTGTAAAACCAATATCCAGGCTCTAATTTTTGAAGCATTTCATCTGGATTAACAGGAATACCATCTTTAATTTTCCATGTTTCATCAGATACAGAACTAATAACACCAGAAGCAGAAAACGTTGCTGCCCCAGCACCATAAGCAGACATAGTAACTACACCAGTAGAACCAATACCAAAGCGTTGAGCACCAGCCGTCAAATCAACAATACAAAATTGACCATTAACAGCATATCCATCACCAATAGCCCATTTACGACCACCATAGGCAGTCGCATCAAATCCAAAAGCAAGCCCAGTACTAGTATTTGATACTGCGTAAACTGTTGTAAGAGGAGAAGTTGTACCAATTCCTAAACCAACGCCACCTGCCATGACAGGATTGAAATAAAGAGTCGAACTAGAATTAAAAGCACTTGTGCCATTGCCATAAGGAATATAACCAGCAGTAAGCGTAGTTAATCCTGTACCACCATAACCTACACCAATAGTTCCAACATCACCTGAACCCAATAAACTTACACCACCTACTGTTTTAATGTTTGTACCGCTTACTAAAGCAGTTTGTTTACCATTAAAAGTAGTCCAATCTGTGCTTGTAAGATAACCATTTACGCTAGTTGTAGCAGCAGCCATGCTAATTGCTGGAGTAGTACCACCACTAGAAACAACAGGAGCAGTACCAGTTACAGAAGTTACTGTTCCTAAATTGCCTGTTAAAGCTACACCATTGGCACTTAAAACACCAGTAGAAGGCACAAAACTAAGCTTTGTAGAGCTAGTAGTTATTGGTAAATTGCCAGTAGTTGTAGATACTAGCGTTGGATACCAAGTAGCAACAGAGCTTGTATTGTCAGTTACGGCTACGTTTGTAGCATTTGTGGCAGTTGTAGCTGTGGATGCACTTGCAGCAGAACCGCTAATATTGACCGCTAAAGAGGTAATTGATCCACTTGCAGCGTTTAATAAAACAGCAGTAGTTCCAATATATAGCGTTGAATTGCCTAAAACTGCACTAGGAATAGTTCCTGTTAGATTTCCAGCAGTAAGGCTTGTAAGGCTTGCTCCTGATCCGCTAAATCCTGTAGCTGTCAAAACACCACTAAAAGGGTTGTATTGGTATTTAGTAGAGCTTGTATAAGAAGTAGATAAATTACCGCTTGTTTGGTTAGCAAATAATGGATAACGAGTGGCATTAGTTGTAGTGTCATCCGTTACAGTTGCATAAGCTGTTGGAGTAGCCCAAGTAGGAGTGCTAGTGCCATTAGAGGTTAAAACTTGACCAGTTGTGCCTAAAGCAGTAAATCCAGTTACACCAACAGCAGATTGCCAAGGAATAGAACCAGCTACTCCACCAGCTAAATTAGTCGCAGTTGTCGCTGTTGTGGCAGATCCTACCGATAAAGTCGATTGAGCTACATATTGAGGAGCAGATGCGCCAGCCGTCAATACATAATTTGTAGTGCCTAAAGCTAAAAATGTAGTCGTTCCTGAAGCGGATTGATAAGGCAATGAGCCAGCAGCTCCACCAGCAATATTTGTAGCACTTGCAGCCAAAGTAGCTGAAGCGACTGCACCGCTAACAATAGAACCTAGAATTGAGGTAATCCAAGAAGGGTTTGAGTAGCTTCCAGTTGTATATACGCCATTGGTTACAGTTGCAGCATTTCCTGAGATATTGATACCCCAAGTGCCAGATGCGCCTGTTCCATCGGCTTTAGGTGCGCCAATAGTGTTGTAGGAAACAGTTAAAGTAGATCCACCATTAAAAGTAGATCCTGAAGCACCGCCTGTACCGCTATTGTTAAAAGTAAGGCTATTGGTTACGCTTCCTGCGCTTGTCGCAGTTGCAGCATTTCCACCAATATTTAAGCTAGTTGCTGTGCCAGTTAATCCTGTGCCAGGGCCACTAAACTGCGTTGTCGCAGTAATTGTTGTGCCTCTTACAGTCGTTGCTGTTGTTGCGCCTACTGTAGTTCCATCAATAGAACCGCCTGTAATAGCTACTGCATTGGCATTTTGAGTTGACATTGTGCCAAGACCACTAACTTGCGTATTGGCAATAGCAATAGTGGTATTAGTAACGCTAGTGACTTGACCGCTTGCATTAGTTGTAAATACAGGAACTGCGCTTGCAGATCCATAGGTGTTTGCTGTGCCTACAGGAGTAATGCTAAAAGTATTAGAAGTAAGGGTTAACCCTGTGCCAGCGTAATAAGTAGAAACTCCTGAGAACTGAACAAAGGTAATTGGAGTAACTCCAATAGTTCCTGTATCAGCAGAAGTAGATACCCAGGCAGTATTGGCTTGTGAGCCGTTTAAAACGACTGTGTAAGCCCCTGGCACTTCTGCCCATACATCCATGTCAGTTGCTCTAGTCCATGCGCTTGCAGAGGCTACATAAATGCCATTATCGGCTGTTGCTGTTTGATTCTTAACTAGGACTCGATTACCAGCCAAGACTGAATAACCATCAATCGTCTGTAAACCTGACAAAGTAATGTTCGTTAAAGTGCCTACTTTACAGGCAGATTTAGGGTTTAAACCTTGAGCTACTGTATCAACATAAAGCTTATTAGCAATATCTGTAGCATTAGAAGGAGAAGTTGAAATCTGTCCTGTAGCTGTGGAGATATTAGTAAAAACCCCAGTAGAAGGCATTAAAGCACCGATTGTGGTGCTATTAATGGTGCTATTGGTTATGGTTAACCCTGATTGAATAGGATTAACTGATGCGTAGAACGGCTGACCCTGACCTATAAATGTTTGGAAGTTTCCATAAACATCAAAATAAGCCTGAACTGGCAGTAGGTTTTGATCTACTGTTGAAGAAGGGCCAGCCATAATGCTCCTTAATAAGCCATTGCCATAAAT